TTTTCTAAATATGGAAAAACAGTATTACAAACAAAGCATTTATAACCAAACCCATTTTTAGCATCTGTTGATGTGACTCCTCTACTTACTTTATCAAATTCTTCACCTGTTAAACCTACTTTAGAAAGGGTTTTATCTTTTTTTAGTTTAGGAACAATTAATTTATCGTCAACCCATTTAGGTAGAAAAGTTTCATGTACTTGTTTTTCAATCTCTACCATTTTAGATTTTAGTTTAGAAGATAAAAGAGTAGCTTTCTTTTCATCCAACATAAATCCTGTAACTTCTTGTTCTTTAATTATTTTAGCTACTGCGTGTTCTAAATCTATGGATTCTTGACTAAATTCTTTTAGATCTTTAAGCAAGGTATAATATATATCTGCATTTAATTCCACATCTTGGATACAGTATTGCCCCATTTCTTCTGTGTATTCTTCCCAACTATCAGGTTGCTCTGCTTTTCTTTTAGTGGCATCGTTAGGATAAAGAAGATAACCCCAATTATCTAGACTGTGGCCGCCAGTAAGAATAGGATTAGCTAAACGAGATAATACTAATGTATCTTCTATATGATTAGTAAAGGTAACATCGAAATGTTTTTTTATTACAGGTATATCAAAGCCAATAATGTTGTGACCTATCAGAACATCTGCGCTTGATAAAAGATCGATGCCTTCCTGGAGTTTATCAGGTGGGAATAAGGAAGTATCGCCTCCTAATACTTTGGCTACGATACAATGTATAACATTGCCTTCTAAACCGTTTGTTTCTATATCAAAGAGTATCTTTTTAAAACGGTACGGACATATCTTGTTTGGGGGCGAAGTCAAAATCTTCTTCATAAAGTCTTCCTGTATTTGAATTATATTTTAAACTGCAAGCTAATCCTGTATCCCCCGTATATCTAGATTTTAAGACTCTAACTTTAGTTGTGTTAGCTTCTTCTGGATCATCTGCTTGTTGATTTCTTTCTAAGGCAATCACACAATCTGATAACTGTGATATTCCTTGTGAGCCTTTAAGGTGAGAAAGAGATACTTCAACTCCTTGTTCATGTCCTTTCTCTCCTGCTGCTCGCCTAAGATGAGATACAAGTATCATACCTACACCTGTTTCTTCTATTAAGGACCGTAAACGAGTCATTAGATTATCTATTCCTCGTCTTTCATCTCCTTCTGTTATGACATTAACAAGCATATGTAAGTGATCTATTATTATCCATTCACATTCACAGCCTATTATAATGTATCTAAGTTTAGAAAAAATTTCATCAATGTTTGTTGCCCCTAAGTGAGCATGAATAAATACCCTGCCTTCTTCAATTACATTATCAAATAAATCTTCTAACTGTTCACTTGAATAATTATTTCTTTTTTCAGAAAGATATATTCTATCGTTAGCTTCGATTGAAATTATACCGTCTGCTGTGCGTAACCAGTTTTCCTCAAGAGCTACAATACCTACGTTGTCCGTAGTATTTTTAATAAGCCAATGTTCTAGTTCTCTGGTAACTGAAGATTTTCCTAGTCCTGTGCCTCCTGTAAGAGTAACAAGTTCTCCTTTCCGCATACCGTATAGTTTTTTATTAAGACCTTCCCAGGGATAAGGAACACTTATTTTATCTTCCCGCTGTATCCAATCATTCTTTTTACTAGACAGTTCTAGTATTCCTGAAGGTGTATATGTTTTTGAATCCCACCAAGCTTTAGTAAATTCTGCATACTTCCCTTGTTTTAACATATCATTGGCATCTTTAAAGCCAGTAGGGAATGACATTATCTTAGTCTTATTTGGCTTTAGTATTCTTGCTACTTGTCTTGCTGCTTTTCTTCCTGCTTCATCACTATCAAAACAGAGAATTACATTATCATATGCCTCAACAAACTCTATGCTTTCTCTTATATCTTTTACTGCTGATGCACAACCACGTTTAAGAGAAACAACTGACCATTTACCATCAAAGATCTCATAAGCGGCCATTGCATCACATTCACCTTCTGTAATCGTAAGATATTTCCCACCTTTTCGACATAACTGTTCTCCAAATAATCCTGTGCCTCCGAAGTCTCCATCTGAAAAGAATATCTTAGTATCTATTTTCCTGATTTTAGTAGCAGCTATTTCATTATTATTAAAGTAAGGATAAATATGTTTGTTGGGAGAAGATAAGACACCAAAAGCCTTTGCAGTTTTAAGACTAATTTTTCTATCTTCTAAGGCATTATAAGAACCTTTATAAGATTGTAAAAAAGTATTTCTATCTGTTGCTAGTGTGCTTACTTTAGGACTTTCAGCAGCCTTTTCTTTTTTATTATTTTTTCTTGAGTCATCTTTACAGACAAAGCAAAAGGTATGTCCATCTGTATATAACGCATTGGCATCACTACTACCACAAGCATTACACGGTACGTGCTTTACGAATTTACTTTCTTTGGTATTCAATTTTATTCCCCTTGAATAAGGTTAAAAAAAAGCTAGACACCCTTATGGTGGATGCCTAGCTATAGAGGTTTAAGTATCTTTCTTATCTGATGTTTTGGATTTAACCTCCTTACTAGTATCATCAGTTGGAACATTTTCTTCATTGTAAATATTAACTATACGATTAGTAAAAAAATTAATACCTGCTTGTATTTCTTCCAAGTCTAACGCAAGGTTTGCTCTCTTTTGAGTCAGACGTTGTACTCTTGCAAAGATTCCTTGAGCTTCTTCAGGCAAGTCATCAATATTAATTTGAACATCATCGATAGTGAGATAAGGTTTCTGTGTTTCTGTTTCAGCAGCCACTTAAAAATCCTCCTCATCATACATACCTACTCCATCAGGTTCAGCATACTCAACAAGATCAAGTAACTGAATTGCCCGTAAGTCACGCCCTTTACCTACTTTATCTGCATATTCCCAAGAGTATTCAGCATACTGTATTTTAACAAGAGAACCGTTACCAATTTTAGGTAAAGTATCTACACGTTGGCGTTCCTCATTGATAAGAATAGGTCGATTATTCTGACCACCGCCTTTCTTATTGACATTTCTTTTAAAGTTTAAGAATCTTCCATAATCCTTTTCTTTAACAGGATGTCCTCGTCTTTCAAAATCAGTAAGAGTTTCATCATCTAGAACTACATTGACTTCCCACTTATGATCAAAGGTAGTGTTCGGTGTAACTACACTTGCATAGTAAGCTCTACCTGTAACTTCACCAACACCACTTGCTGCATTAAATGTATTTTCTTCAGCCATCTTTTTTTACCTCGTTTATGTTACATTTAAATTAAAATTCAATTCACAATTAGATAGAAGTTTATCTGAAATAAAGTTTAGCTTAGAAACATAAGTTTGTACAGCTTTTTTTAAGTTACTAGGCGGTGCGTTATCAGACTGTATATCTATATCTATTGCTTTACCCCTGGAATTAATATTAAAAAAGGCAGAGATGTTATATGTACCCTTTTTCCTAGCTCTATCTACTGCTCTTTGTATTACTTTAGTACTTCTTTTTGTATCGTTATCCAATATAATAGAACATTTTTCTTTTGGAATATCTTCTATTATCTGAGGATCTTTTGATTCTTTTACAACATAAGTTTGAACACTAGAAATAGATTCGCTTTCTTTTTCAGGCACAGGTAAAAGATCTATAATTTCTTCTTCTTCTTTTATAGAAATAATTTCCTTTAAAAGAAACTCTAGTTGTTGTTGAATACCTTTGTAGTTATGTTCACTATTATTTAGTAGACGGGTAAGACGATCCATATCACTATTAAGCCTGTCAATAAATTCCTGTATACTTTTCCTTGACATATTCACTTCATACTCTGTGAATTTTTTATTGCTTTCAAGAATGAAATCTCTAGCATCAGCAAATTCTATTCTAGAAATAGCACTAGTTGACTCGGCCCTTATAGCTTGTATATCTTTTTGTATTTCCTCTAAAGTTTTATCAATGTACTTTGTTTCAGTACGTTGTTCTTCAAACTGTTCCTGGACATATTTGTTAAAGACATTAGCACAAAGACCAACAATGATTAACGTACATATAGCTGTAATAATATTATTCTTCATAATTTAATTCTCCGATTAGAGCTTCCAATTTAACTTCCCTTTATTCTTTACCTTCCAATTCTCATAATACTCACTTAACTCTACATAAGAATTTATGTGTGGATACTTCTTTAAGTATTTCATTATCCATTTAGGTGTCATATAAGATAGGTATCTCGTTCTATTAGCCATGTAGTAATCTTGAGTAGGAGCTAACTGTTCTATATTATCTACCGATACCTGTTCAGCTTCTTCTTCGTTCAACAAAGTCTTAAGCCACTCAACTTGAATAGGCTTAATTCTTCTGCGTAATTCTTTTAATTTTTTTGAGTTCAATACAGTCTCTCCCTTTTATATAGAGATTATACAGGTCAATCTATTCTTTGTCAAGAGATTCTAGTATATCCTAAAGAAATATATTTTTCTTGTATCAATACTGCTTCATCTATGGACATCCGTTTAGCAAAGG